ACCCCTTTTTTTATTTTTTTTGTGTAGGATGTTGTGTAATATCATTTCACGCATACAATCCTGTGGAAAAATCATTTTGAGCACTCTTGCCCATATTCCCGAATCGGACATGAAAGAGATCCTAATGCTCAAGGATCGCCTATCCTTGCTGGAGTCCCAGGGTCAGTGCCAAAAATCCTTCATGGATTACGTCAGATACATCTGGGATGGGTTTATTGAGGGGGAACACCACCGACTTATCGCAGACAAGCTCACAGAGGTCGCTCAGGGCAAGTGTAAGCGTTTAATCGTCAACATGCCCCCTAGGCATACCAAGTCCGAATTCGCCTCTGTGTACTTCCCATCGTGGGTTATGGGCCTTAATCCAGATATGAAGATAATGCAGACGACTCACACTGCAGATTTGTCCATACGTTTCGGTAGAAAGGTAAGGAACCTTATGGACACTGACGAATATAAGCGCATGTTCAGTGATGTTTCTTTAGCGGCAGACTCGAAATCAGCAGGAAGGTGGCAAACATCACAGGGGGGGGAGTATTTTGCAGCAGGTGTGGGTGGTGCCATCACGGGGCGGGGTGCAGATTTATTAATTATCGATGACCCCCATTCGGAACAGGATGCATTATCGCTAAATGCGATGGAAGGAGCCTATGAGTGGTATACCTCTGGTCCTAGGCAGCGTCTTCAGCCAGGTGGTGCCATTGTTATCGTGATGACAAGGTGGTCAACCATTGATTTGACAGGCAAGTTACTGAGTAGGCAGACCGAAGAACACGCAGATAACTGGGAAGTTATAGAATTACCTGCCATTTTTGAGGATTCAGGCAATGTATTGTGGCCTGAGTTCTGGAAGAAGGAGGAATTAGAGTCTGTTAAGGCTTCTATTCCGATAGCTAAGTGGAATGCCCAGTACCAGCAGAACCCCACCTCTGAAGAGGGCGCTATCATTAAGCGCGAATGGTGGAATATCTGGACCAAAGACTCCCCGCCTAGCTGTCATTACATCATTCAGTCCTACGATACAGCGTTTTCCAAGAAGGAGACAGCGGATTACAGCGCAATTACGACCTGGGGGGTGTTTAGTCCGGGTGATGGCTTGGCAGACGCGATCATGCTGTTGAATGCAGAGCGTGGTCGATGGGACTTCCCTGAGCTAAAAGCTGTGGCTTACAACACATATCAGGAATATAGCCCCGATATGGTGTTAATTGAGGCTCAAGCGAGTGGTACGCCGTTAACGCAGGAACTTCGGATGATGGGCATACCTGTAGTTAATTATCGGCCTAGTCGTGGTAATGACAAGATGACTCGCGTACATTCTGCAAGTCCTGTGTTTGAGTCTGGACTTGTGTGGGCTCCTGACTTTATTTTTGCGGAGGAGGTCATCGAGGAGTGTGCAGCTTTCCCTTTCGGAGAGCACGATGATTATGTAGACTCTATGACGCAAGCTATATTAAGATTCAGGCAGGGAAATTTCATATCCCTTCAGTCTGACGAGGTTGAAGAAGAACTTTCCAAAAAGCGAATCGCATATTATTAAGGAGTCATGATCATGGCAGTTAAACCAGCACCACTTGCAAAAGAGTCAGTAGGCTTATTTAAAAGAGGCCAAAAGGCTTTGCTAGATAGATTACAGAAAATGGTAGATGACGGCGCTTCAAAAGCCGATTTAGACAAAGTTGCAGGAAATGCTTCAAAGATAAAGCCTGGGCCAGGGGCAATCAAGAGGCTTAAAGATACCGAAGCCAGATTCATAGATTGGGTCACCAGACAAAAAAGATTTAAAAAAGGGAAATCAGCAGGTCAGCCTTATTCGATAGGAAAAGGTGGTGGAGCAGTTCCTAAAGGAGCCAAAGACATTAGAGTCAAGCGAGGCGTAGCAAGAACAATTGTTTATGGAGGTGGTGCTACCGCTTTGGGAACAGCAGGAAATGCTACCGACGGGAAGCCTACCGCAGAAGACGTTAGAGATTCTACCAATCCTAAAGGCATAACCGATGCAGAAAAAGCTAGGATAATGAGAGAAGCCGCAAAAAAAGAAAAAGAAATTCGAGCAGGCGGAATAAGAAGTCAAGATAAAGCAAACAGTAAAGGTAAGTTGTTTAAAAAATTCCGCCCCTTTGGTGGCGTTCTTGCAAGAGCTTTACTGGGTGATGACGAAAAGTTTGGTGGCGAACGAGGCGCAATTGATTTTATTCGGCTCAAGAAAAAGAAAAATAAAACGCCGACCGAAAAAGAAAAAATGGAAGTAATGATGAGGGCCAACAAGAAATTAGAAGCAGCGGAGAAAAAAGCTGCTGAAGATGTAGCTAAAGCTAAACAAAAAGCCAAGGGTTTAAAGAACGGCGGCATGGCTAAAAAGCCCGTAAAGAAAAACATGGGCGGCATGATGAAGAAGAAAGGTTATGCAAATGGCGGGGATGTTGGATCGCTAGATGGTCTTTCTGAAAAAGAATTAAAACAAATGATACGGCGGCTTAAATTAAAAGAATCTCTTAAAAAACCAAAGAAGCTTCCTAAAAAACCTTCCCCTCCCGTCCGAGGGAAGATTCCTCAAGAAGAAAGAGCAAAGCTTTTAGATAGAGGAATGAAGAAGCTTCCTAGAAAACCAAGATCTAGGCGCGAACAAGCGGCTGAATTAATGAATCTCCCTCAAGAAAAAAGATCATTGAAGATTCCTCAAGAAAAAAGATCATTTCCTGAGTTTTCCAAAGGCGGGGCAGCTAAAAAGAAAGGTTATGCCAAAGGTGGTATGACCAAAAAAGGTTACGCTAATGGAGGCATGGCTAAGAAAGGTTATGCCAATGGTGGTGCGGCTAAGAAAACTGCTTCTCGCGGAAAGGCTAGAGGCGTAGGTGCAGCAACTCGCGGCTATGGTAAAGCTATGAAAAAATAATTTTTAACCCAGCGTAAGCTGGAAGGGTCAATTGGATAATGCCTTATTTACAAAGTAACATCCCTTACTTCAAAGCTTGGGTGAGGAGAGAGTACACGGTTAATCATGAGCGATACCATGGCGAGTTCTTACACGCTATGGTTGTCGCCGTGACTACCATGCCAAGTAGATGCTTGAGTTTTCAGGTTATCTTTACAGGCTGTGAGTCTGATAATGAAGAAGACGGTCACAATGTTCATGGAGGCGCGATGTGGGCTAGGATGCCTATCACTGCGCTAGTGGCTGATGTGCCGTTAGAAGAGTGGCCTGAAGAGTTGCCGCCCTATCTAGCTCAACCTTGGGACTGTATGTCGCACCATCATTCTGTTTACAAGATAGAAAGAGCTTCTCCCGCGCCCTGGATTGCGAAGGTTGATGGAGAGTTCTATCCAGCCAAGTATTACTGCACAGTAGACTATACTGACAACGAAGTAGCTGATGATCCCGCGCAACATAAGCAAAGCCATATACTGGAATTGCTTGACGCTGGAGAATACACTGGCAATATAGTAGCTTTACCTAACAATAGAGTTAGAGTAACGCACCCTGCTTGGTTTGAAACCGGCGAAGGCGCACCTGACTTTAAGCCAAATCAACGATCCTACAACTCAAAAGAAGATGTAGGGTATGTATGGGATACTGGTAGAGTGTTCAACAACCTTTACAGTGAGTAACGTAATGAGGAAGCCGAATGGCAATTGAGCGCGGTGTTGACGATCTAGATATTGCTGATCTTGATATTCAAGACAATTCAAAAGAAATTGAAATAGATCTTGATTCTGATTTAGACGATGGCTCTAGCATTGACGATATCTTTGGTAATCTTGAAGATGACGATAACGAGATATTAGAAGACGGCACTATGCTGGTGGGCGTTCCTCCAGAGCCTATGATGGATGAAGGCGAGGATTTCTTTGAAAACCTTGCAGAGCTTATTGATGATGGCGATCTAGGCCGTATTTATTCTGATTGTGTAGCTGACTTCCAAGATGACAAGTCTTCTCGCAAGGAGTGGGAAGAGCAATACCGTGAAGGTCTTGAGTTCCTTGGGATGAAGTTTGAGGAAAGAACTGAGCCCTTTAACGGCGCGTCAGGCATTATCCATCCGCTTCTCGCTGAGTCTGTTACCCAGTTCCAAGCACAAGCATACAAAGAACTTTTACCTGCTGGTGGACCTGTTAAGACACAGGTTGTTGGCATGATGACTCCGAATGCAGACCTTCAGGCAGCAAGAG